GGGCGTGAGCGGCTCCACCTATTACTATGATCGCGTGGCTTATGTGGCTTGCGTGATGAACTACAACGAGAGCTATCCTGCTGATAATCTCGTGGAATGTACTTTCGATCTGCAAAGCCGTGGTCGTATTGGCATTCACCAGAACGCTCAAGAAAACGGCAGCATCATCCCGACTGCTCCTAATAGCTGATCACTGTTTCATTGATTTTCTTGCTAGCCTCCCTATAGGGAGGCTTTTTTTATGAATATTACGCAATTGAGGGAAGCTATTACTGAGCTTCTTTCATCTTCTCCCAATTTGATTGGCACTTATACGTTGCCTAATGGTTCCACTTTGCCTGCTGTGTATGTGGTGGGACAGCAGAGTGTGCCGAAGGAATGGAAAGTGAAGGGACTGGAAGTGACGATGCGCCAGTTTCCAGAATTAACGCCTTCTTCTCCATTGGGAGGGACGGTGAAAGTGAGTCAACTATGGGAAGTGATTTTGGTGCAATATACGACAAATGATAATACGTTGGCTTTAGCTATGGACAGAATGGTACGGCGTTTTCCCGACTCTACGCCTCGGTATTTTCCTGGTGATGACATTGCCTATGAGCGTTGCCGTTTTGTCATTCCTGATTTAATCCTTCGCCATCTTTATCAAGCATGAGCGGCGTTATTGTTGGAGGGCAACTCATTAACCCAGAAAATATTGTCAATAAACTTGCTCAAGCTTTTGGGCTTTGGGCAAATGAAGATTTAAACGATGGTTTTTTTGAGGATCAATTCAAGGAGGATAAATGGGAATATCCTGGCTACACGCGAAGAAAAAGCGGAGAGCCTGCTGGCACTGTTCGTAACATCTACGATCTAGGAGAATTGTACGACAGCGGAAAGCAAACGTTTCGGATTACACAGGGGGCCAATGACATTTCTGCATCGTGGAACTGGAACGCTAAAAATAGTTCGGACCGTGCATATGCTTTATATGTGCATGAAGGAATTGGCACTAATTTAGAGGCTCGTCCATGGACCGATGAGCTTTACTACCCACAGAAGTTTGCAAACAGCAGCGTGCGTTTAGCATTGAAGCGCAGAATTAAAGCAGCATTGGGCTGATGCAAATTGATTATTTATGGAGCGCGGATAAAACCGTGCATGCCATTAATTCCCTATTGGATGGTACGGCTTTGGAAGTGGGCATATTGTGTCTTATTTCCTGCCGGGAGGAGACCATTAGAATATCGAACGAACATCATTCAATGCTGATTGAAGTGCCTAAAGAATTTCGTTCTAGCAGCGAAAGGGTGAAGGTGTTCAACGCATTGTTAAACGTGCTAGATCATGAGCAAGTACAGCTTCCTTCTGGAAACCAAAACTGAAGATTTCTTTGATCTTCTGCCTAATATTCGCCTGAAGAAATATGGCGGCTGGCTGGTTGCAGAGGCTATTGAGCAGGAAGAAATTAGTAAGCTTCAAAGTCAAGCCACCATTCGCGCCGTGCAGCTTGCCAAGCGCATTGCTTCCGCCAAGGGCATTCCCCTTGACGAGGCATTTGCATTGCTGCAAGGCGGCGGAACGCTTACTGAAGCCGAATTACTTGCGGACTATACGGAAGAAACCCTTAGCATGATTACCAGCGGCACGTCTGTTGAGGCGACTAACGCTCGCATGGTGACCGCCTTCATGCGTTCACGCGGGCAGGGCATGGTTGACGGGGAATGGCAAGACCTTGCTGATTGGGAGCTGGAAGATACCAAAGCATTGCCACGCAAGGCCATTGCAAAGATGGTGGAGTTTATTGCCGCTGAACAAGACGCTGAGGCAAAGGAGGCTGCAAGCGCAAAAAAAGCTCCGAAGAGGAATGGCCCTCAATAACAGAACGCACTGAAGCACAAGCTCGCTCAACGTTGCGTAATCTTACGCCATGGAACGAGCTTTATTTTCGCCTTTCATCGTCAGACCTTAAAGACGATAGATGGTCAGCGAAGAATTTTGGGCGTCAAAAAATATCTGATTTAAGAAAAGCGTTGCTGTATTTGGATAAGCACGATATTACAAAATACAACATTAAGAGCATTGCTATTGCCAAGATGGGCACAATGGTTGCTGGCATGATGGCTGGCAAGAAAAGCAAGATTAAGCCTGAAGATTTCTTGCCGTTTGACACTAAGAGCATTAAAAAAGAAGGTGGCGTTACTGACGCAAGTTTAATTGTTCTTCAAAAATTGATGAAGACAAGATTGATAGATGGGAGGGTGATTGCTTTAATGGCTGATGAAATCAAAGCGTTTGCTGGTCGTAATAATGGTGAATGATTATAGAATGAAAGGAAAAGTATCTGGATAAGCAAGATGGCTCAAGACGCCGAACTTAAGCTTAAGGTAAGTCTTGACCTAGGATTTTTTAGGCAGCAATTAGCAGGACTTGGGCAAGCAGCGGCGGGCTATAACATTCCCGTGCAAGTTAAGTTTGATCGGCGTTCCATTCAAAATGAACTCAATGCATTGGGAGCAAATATTAGAAGGAGAAATTATCGATTAACTATTGAAACTAATCTTTCTGCCGAAATTGCGAAAGCGGAAACATTAGCAAGAAAGCTTGGTGAACTTGGCGGAAAATTAAAAACTGGCACTGGAGGTTTTGCGGCCAGCGGCCAAGGGGCCGCTGGCCTTATGGAATACATGCGCTCCCAAGGACTTTCTGGAGGCGGTGGCTTTGTTGGCGTGGGACGATCCACTCGTTTAAAAAATGCCCTTGAAGAATTAACAGTTAAACAACTGCAAGGACTGGCAAAGTCAGAAAGTATTAGCGGAGTTTCGCGTTTAAAGAAGGGTTCTTTAATTGATAAATTAATGAACGATCTATCGCAGCAAGCGATGGAGAATATTTTGGGCAATGCTCAAATGTCGTTACGACGTTTTGAGGCACAATATAAATCACCTATTGGACCATTGCCGATGGGTAGTAAAGAGCCATGGGCGCGTGGCTCGCGAGGCATGTATGGCGGAGCAGGCTATGAGCCTTTCATGGCTCCACGCCAGCAAACCCCTAGCGGCTTTGCCAAAACACCTGGAGCCGCTGGCATTTTTGCGGCAACTGGCGTTGCCTTGCAGGGAACAATTCCCGGTATGGCTTATCAAATGGCCAAGCCGACAATGGGCAGCATGGGGCAATTCCCTATGGCTGGGATGATGGGGCCATCCACTCCATTAACAATTAATCCACGCACGAGCATGTTTGCTGGCGGCGGTGGTGCTGGCGGCGGCGGTGGCGGTCAAGGAGGAGGTTTTGGCGGCTTTGGCGGAATCAACCTTCCCGGTGCAGGAACCATTCGTGAACTTGGTGCTGAATTTGCATTTGCGGCTAAGCAAGTGTTGTTATTTGGCACTGCTTATAAAGCATTGGCCTTTATTCAATCATTTCCTGGAGAAGTGGGACAAGCGGTTGGTCAGCTACAAAGTTTTAGAAATACATTAAATGCCGTTTCGCCTTCGGCGGAGGAAGCCGCAGCTTCCAATAAACTTATTCTTGACTTGGTTGATCAATACAATATTCCGCTTCAATCGGCTCGCGATGGTTTTACAAAGCTTTATGCTTCTATGGCTCCAGCAGGTTTCCAGGGGGAAGAAATTAGACAATTGTTCACTGGAATTAGCCAAGCTGCAGCCACTTTTGGTATGAGCGCTGACAAGGTGGATCGCGTTAATTATGCTTTTGCTCAAATGGCAAGCAAAGGACAAGTAATGAGTGAAGAGCTTAAAGGGCAATTAGGTGATGTATTGCCTGGGGCAATGGCCATTTTTGCCGAAGCTGCAGGATTTAAAGGGCCAAAAGCAATTCAAGATTTTTCTGCTGCATTGGAAGAAGGTCGCTACAAGGGCGAAGCAATGGTTGGATTGCTTAAAAATGTTGGCGTGGTGATGACTCAAGAATTTGGGCCGGGGGCGGAAGGTGCGGCTCGTACATTCCAAGGCAGCATCAATCGTATGCAAAATTCACTCAAGCTTCTATATGAAGCTTTTGAACCTGTTGCAGTGGGCTTTTTAAATAGCGTAGTTACGCCCATGACACAGGGCATTCGTCAAGTGGCAGATGGCGTAAATTCCTTTTTTACGGGCACACAAGCACGCACTGCTGGTGGCTTTGCTTTAGCACAAGAACTGGAACGTCTACGTCCAGCCTTTGATGGAATTAGAACCAACCTGTCTGCATTGATTCAACAATTTAGTGCATTTGGGAAGATTGCGCTAGAGGCATCGAAAATTTTATTACAAATTGCTGGCAATCCAGTTGTTGGATATTTAGCAAGAATTTATACGATTGTTTTGCCATTAAACATAGCTCTTAATGTGATGCGTGGCCTGTGGATTTCCAATGCCGCGCAATTATTAATTTTTAATGCTCGCGTATTAGCGGGCACCAGTACATTAACGGCTTTCCGTGGAATGATGGCAGCCACTGGCAATACAGCGCAAGTCACTGCCGCGTCTATTCGCACGGCTGGTTTAACTCTTCGTACATTTTTTGCTTCTACTGGCGTTGGTCTTGTGCTGGCTGGAATTAGTGCATTGATTGAGCGTTTTATGTCGCTTAATCAACGTTTAGAAGAAACCAAACTTAGAGCCGCTGGGGCTGCGCAAGCTATTCGCAGCATGTCTGCAACGGAAGCCCGGACGGAACAGTTTGCCCGTGAACGAAACATTAGGGACTTGCAATCTTTAATGGGACAATCAACCAATAAAC